AGAGGGTTGCGTATCCACGCGTGCGAAAGTCGATATCTTCCAGAAGACCTTTCAGGATCTCACCCTGTGGGGTTTTGAGGACTTTGATATCGGCGACGACTGTGTCGCCCTGCACCCTCAAATTCGTGATCTGATGAGATACATTGTATAAATCGATCGTGCCACGCAGGGGCATTCCTAGTTCACCGAAGAGTGCTCCAGCTGAGATTCGCTTTTCAGCTTGCTCGATCATGGCCTGAACTGCTTCCGGTGGATAGACATGGCCATTCTCGTTCGGAACGCCGACACCCAGGATTTTTGCTGTCAGAGTAGTCATGCTGTCTTTCGTTCGAGAGATTCGATTTTCAAGTGATACAGCTTTCCATCAGCTGCGGTCACGTCCAGAAAGTAATTGAAGAACCCTATGAGGCCTGCAACAACCGTTAGAGGGGTTCCTTCTGGCATGATGATCTTGTCCTTCCCCTCACCCTGGCCAAAATGCAGTTCGCGGTTCAAGTACACAACATCGCCCTTACGGCACTCGTAAAATCACCTGCGTTCATAATTTCGCCTTTGCAATCTTCAACACCGGGTAGGTCGCGTCCTTGTAAAAACGGGCGCGCTCACGCGAGTGCTTGCGGCCCCACTTCAAACCAGTGTACACATCAGTGACGTGCACGAAGGTCTTGTCGTGACCGATGCGAAGACCGCGACCGATTGACTGAATGCACTTGATGAATGACTTACCAGCATCAATCAGCATCAGGCAGAACACGCGATCAATCGAGATTCCAGTGCTCGCAATCCCAGAGGTGGCGATCACGATCAGGTCATCGCGCTCAGCGAACGTGCTGTACCATTCTGCTCGCACGTCACTCTCAGTCGCACCGTGCAGGAACACGGAGTTCTTGATCAGCTTCTGAAGCTGTTGCCCCTGCTTGATCGTGTTCACCAGCACCAAAGTGTTCCCATATTGCGACGCGCGAGCAATGATCAGATCGGCGAGAAAGTCAAGGCGTTCAGCCGACTTTGACGTGTACGCCTTCTCAGCTGAGTAATCCGGGAACTCCTCATCGACCTTCTCTTGGATCTCAACTGGCTCAATCTCGAGCTGTGCCAAGTACCCCATCGCGATCAGCTCGGCCGCGGTGATGCGGTACAGGACTTCGCCAAGCGAACCTCGGAGCGTCAAGCGATCCGTTTCTGGCTTTGGGATCGTACCAGTAAAGCCATACCGGTACGCGATGTGTTTCCCATGCTCGGTGATGAGATCGCCGATCGTCTTTGCCGAAGCACCATGCGCCTCATCGACGATGAGGCACTGGAAGTCTGTGACTACTTGTGGATTGTTCTGCAAGGACTGCCACGTCGCGATCACATGTGGCGCGCCAAGATTCTTCTCACTGCCAGAATACAGCCCGTGTTCAATCCCCGCTAGCGTGAAGGTGTTTGAAGTCTGCGCGACAAGATCTGACGATGGTACGATAGTCAGTGTGCGGATGTTTTCTTCGCCAAGCACTGAGACCATACCGGCCACCATGATGGTTTTGCCGGCCCCCGTGGCTGCCTCGATCATGCCGCAAGTTGCCTCCAGCGCCGCGTTCACAGCATCAACCTGATACGGGCGAATGGTGATAGGCACCTGCGATCGCCCATTAAACCACATGTCTGTCAATCGGCCCTTTGCGAGCTCGAACGGCCGGCGCACGTCGTGAAGCTCGATTTCATAGCCCCACTTTTCAATGTACGGAATGATCTCTTCCAGCAGCCTGAGGTAGACCTTTCCAGTCTTGTCATCGAAGAAGCGAATCTTCCCGTCCCAGCGACCAAGACGACGAGCTGGCATGAAGAACGAACCTTCCTTCTCGATGCCGTACTTGTTCCACAGGAACTTCGTGTCAGCTGGAGAGAGGCCGACGATCGTGCAGAACACCTCGTCGCGAACCCAGATGTGGACCTTGCTCATTGGAACTTGAAGTGCCGTTCAAGGTGATGCACACGAATGTACCGCATCGCCTGTGACTGATCTGTGTTCCCGCCAGCCGCGGTAATGTTCCACAACATCTGGCAGCGCATGAGCTCAATCGGCGTGATGTTCAGTTCTGGCTCAAAGATCGCCTTCACATCCTTCTGATTTTCAGAGGTGTTGTATGAAAGTTCGATGTCACCGTTCGACAGCCAAGCCATGTTCGCGACTGGTTTGGCGGGCGAGAGCGTGCCGGGGCCGGCGCGGCCATTGGCGTAGTTGTAGGGCGCACCGGCACCGAAATTTGGAATAGGCATTGGCACTTTCGTTACATCAAATTACCACGTCTTGGAGTTCTGCAACTCGGAGCTTCACAATGTTTCCAACCATCCAACCGAGTTGCTTGATGGCCTCGACGATCTCTTCAAATTGCTGCCGCCTCAGCTCGGCTTCAACAATCAACTGATTCACTTCAACGACATCCTTCTCGCCTTGCACATACATGGCTTGCTCACGCACACCAAGCGCCCGCGGCGAATTGTTGTAGTTCTTGACGTGCCGCGACTCCTTCTGCGCCTTCTGAATCTCAAGCCACTTCACGACTGCCCGAGCATCAAGCGCCCGCTGTGCATAGTGCGCCTGGTGGTGCGGCAAATCGCGCGCAATCTTCTCAAGCCGCTCACCTTCGATCTGGAAGATTGGGGCAGCGCCTTCGATTTCGGTGGACCATGACTCAAAGAACACGGGGAGCTCAGCTTGGAGGTCCTCATTCTTCGTGCCAAGGGCAAATAGATTTAGCTTCATTGCAGTCCAAAAAGGCGCTGTTACAGTTTTTCAATTGTAACAACGCCTTCGGAGAAGGGGCCTAGGCCCCGGGATCAGTCTTACTCTGCGTCAGCCTTGTCTTTAGCGACGAGCGAGAATTCCTCTACAGAGGTCTTGGCGATGCGCATGGCCTTGCCGAGCGAGGTCGCGACCTCTTGGCGGTAGTCAGTGCCATCTTCACCAGTGCGAACTGGGTAGCTCACGATGAAGCCGCCGAGAACCGGCTGGATGTTGATGGAGTGGTGTGTCGTGACGTTCACGTGTTTCCTTTGAGGGAGGGACCGAAGTCCCTCGGGTTACTTGGCCTTACGGCCCTTCTTCAGTTCGAGTGGCGCTTCATCCTGATCGACGATCGCGTCGATGTCATCAGGGTTCACATCCACCTCAACTCCGCCAAGCACAACTTGCGGTGCCGAACGGGCCAGCATTGGCGCACATGCTGGGTGCTTCAACAGCTTCAGAGCAAGGATCGAATCAAGTTCGTTCTCCTTGAAGGCAAAGCGTTCATCACCGACTTCAGCGATGTACTTTGACTTCTCTCCAGGCTGCGTGCCCTTCGCGATCACGCCCGACTCCTCGAGGAGTTCAAGCAAGCCGCTGGTGCTGCTCATGCCTCGGTTGTACGGGACATCGAGCTCAACCTTTGTGCCAAGCTTTGCGAACCGGGACTTGTACGTCTCGAACCGTATCCGAACCCCAGTGACTTCGCCTTCTTCCTTCAACTTCAGCTTCGTGACGATGCCAATGATTGAGGACGAGAACTTTGTCGAGTTCGTGATTGCCCAAGCGCCGTCGCCCATCATGATGTCTTGTGGGTACACGTGATCCGTGACCAACATCGTAATTGGAAGACGCCCAAGGTGCCCAACAGCCAGGCGCAGCATTGCCTTGCGACGCTTTGCCAGAATACCTTGGTCAGACTTGATTTCGCCCTTGGTGTCGTAGTTCACCATTTCGGTTTGACTCGAAAGCATAGCCAACGAGTCAAGCACGACGATGGTCTTTTGGACGTCAGGACCGTAGTTGTCCTTCCCGTGTTCCTTGGTGTATCCACTGAAGAACCCGGACAGAATGCTGTTCACGTCTTCGATGGTCGCAACCGAGATGTACGTGAGCTTCTCTTCGCTGACATCTACACCGATCTTGGAGAGGTAGTCAACGTCAATCGCGTGCTCAGAGTCCAAATACAGGACGTGATAACCCACGAGCTGCGCTTGGAGCGCGAAATTGGAAGCGATGAAACTCTTCCCGGACCCTGATGGTCCAGCTAAGAGCGTGATCTTTCCAAGTGGAATGCCTTTCACGAAGTCACCGCTGAGAGCGCGATTCAAGGCGAAGTTCCCAGTAGACAGCCACGTTTCCGTGGTTCGAATACCGACTCCGACTGAGTCAAGCTTTGCAATGGTCTTCTTGAAATCCTTCAAAAATTTCAGAGCCATTTGTTCTCCTAATGAGAAGGAGGATCTCTCCCGAGATCCTCCCTCAATTCACTTACGCTGCTTCAGCAGCGGCAGCCTTGGCTGCCGCTGCACGAGCGCGGAGCTGTTCGACGATGCTGAGCTTCGCGCCATCAGCAGGAGCCGCTTCAGCTGCAACGGCTGGGGCCGAGGCTGCTGACGAGCTTGCTGTGGAAGCAGCTGGGGCGGGTGCCGGAGCTGGCGTCTCAGCCGCGTACGTCGAACCAGTCTGGGCAGCGACTAGCATCGCTTCCATGGCCGTGCGGTCGGTCTTCGCCGTGCGGTAGTCGGAGAGGTTGTACAGCGTCATGTTTTCGAGCACGCTATCGGCCACATCGGTCTGCTTCGGTGCGAAGTTCGAGGTGGTGTACGAGTTCTGCCCCGAGCCCGTCAGCGACTTGCGGAAGCGGAAGTTGTAGCCACCCTTGAGTTCGTACGGAGCTTCTTCGAGATCACCGGACTGGAAGGCAGCCTGGATCTGCTTGAAGACCTGCGGGCCGAATTCGATGAGCTTCACGAGTTGGTCAGCATCGTGCTCAACCGGCGTTTCCAGCACCAGCACTTGGCCAATGTAGGACCTCTTGCGGTAGAACAGCTTGCCGAGTTCTTCGTTGTGCTCAGCCGAGTTCTTGTCGTAGAAGCGGGCCGACAGTTCACAGATCGGGCAGGCTTCACCGAACATCTTCAGACACGCGACCTTTTCGCGCTTGCCATTGATGTTCAACTCATGAACGAAGTTTTCGACGAGGAAGCCCATTGGGTTTTCTTCGTCAGCGTCCGGGAGGAATCGAACAGTCGACACGGAGTCAACTGGAGCCTTCCAGAACGGGAAGAACAGCTTCCACGTTGCATCACCGGAACCACCGGTCTTGGATGTGAATGCTGCGGCCAGGTCGGCCAGGGAGCGCTTGATTGCCATTTTCAAATTCCTTCAAAGTTACTAAACAGAGGCTGCCAACTGAATGTTGGGCTGTCTATTTAGCAGATTCCGCCGATCAGTTCGTTCGGCGAGCTCACGTTACATTTGTAACGCATGAAGGAATTGTAACGACAAGTCGTTACAATTTGATCCTTAAACGAGGATCGTTACATTCAGGATCTGTTGTAAAGGTGGTGGCCAGGTGAGGCCGGTTCCGTCAGCCTAAGAACCTAACAACCGAGGGGGCCTAGGCCCCCTCGGTCATTTCTGGTGCTTCTGGCCTACGCTCAGGGCTCAGTCGAGTTCGATTGACTCTGGAGCGATCTTCAGGCGTTTGAACTTCGCGCAGCTCTTGAGGGACATTCCCATGAACGCACAGATGCTCTCTTCACCTGACACGAAGAGCGCAATGACGTCAGCAAGCGCCTCCTCTGGCCGGACTTTGCTGTCCAAGATCGCGCTGACATTCGTGTTCTGCTTGTGACCATTCAGCGTGATCACCGTGTGCACGAGATCGAAACCATCGTTGCCCCAGAGTGGCGTCAGCTTCAGAACGTCGTTGTTCCCGACGAGTTCGAACGAGCTGATTGCCGACAACATGCGGGCAAGCTTCGCCCGAGCCTTGTTGAAGTTCTTGGCGGTGTCATCGTCGTCTGAGCCGTGCAGGGTGTCAGCAAAGGCCTTCGCCTTGCGAGCTGGTTCGACGACCTTGGCCGTGAACTGCGCGAGAACTTCAACCCAATCAGTCGCGAATTGCTTCGCGTCCGCGTTGAAGGCCGCCATGAACTCTTTGGCTGAGCCGTAGTCTGAGCCAACATCGTTCACGAATTCGTCGAAGTCCGATCCGAGAGAGGTATCACGGACCGTGTTCCCGCCAACGTTCAGGTGGAATTCCTCCTGGAACGCGCGGTTCAGCACCTTCGGGTAATACTTCCGAATCGAATCGGCGACGGCTTGCGTGATGTCAGCTGGGTCAAATGACTTGCGCTGAGCTTCGAAAAGTTGTTTGAGCTTCATAGAATTCCATAGAGTGACGGCTATTTATAGCCGGCCAACTGTTTCAGCCGCCGCTTGAGATCGAAGTTCTCGCGCGTGAGGCGCACGTTCCGGTCATGC